GACCCCACCCGTACCGCCGACTCCTCCAGCGTGCTGCGTATCCCGGGTACGTTCAACCGCAAGGACCCGGCTAACCCGCAACCGGTGGTGCTGCTGCGTGATGCAGAGCCTGTAGATGTCGTCTCCTTCGTCGGACTGCTGCGGAAGGCGTGCACAGTACATGGTGTCGAGGTCACTGCCCCACGCCCCGTACAGGCGTCCTACGACGGCCTCAACGCCGAGTTTGACATCGCCCCCCAGCCCAGTGACCCGGACCAGGTAGCCCACAAGTGCGCCCAGGTGGCTGACTTCAAGGCCCGCAGGGGCAATGTCCCCGAGCCCTACTGGTACGGCATGGTGGGGCTGCTGCGCCACTGCACAGGGGGCAACGTCCGTATCCACGAGTGGTCTACCGGGCACCCGGACTACTCCCCCGAGCAGACTGACCGCAAGATCCAGCAGCACGCGGATGCCGGGATAGGTCCCACGACCTGTGCCAAGCTGAGTGACCTGAACCCCGGGGGCTGTGAAGGGTGCCCCTTTGTTAACAAGATCACCAGCCCCATTGTACTGGGCAAACCCGAGCCTACCCCCTTGCCGGCGCCAGCCGCCCAGAGTGGGGAGGAGATCCCTGACCCCCCGAGTATGTTCCGCCGCAGCAAAGACGGGCTATACGTACAGCAGAATGGCGTATACACACGGTTCTACCCCTACGACTTCTACCCGGTGCAGTCCTGCAGAGACCAGTCCCTGGGCTACGAGGTGGTCACGTGGCGGCACTTCCTGCCCCATGAGGGGTGGCAGGAGTTTACCATGCGCGCGGCCCTCCTGATTGACCCGCGGGGCTTTTTTATGGCATTGATGGACAACCACGTCCACGTTACGGGGGCCAAAGAACAGAACATGATGAAAGCCTACGCAAGCGGCTACGTTGCGGAGCTGAAGAAACACCGCAAGATGAGCACCCTGTACAACCAGATGGGCTGGCGCAAGGTCGACGACGGCCACGTCTTCGTGCTGGGTGAGAAGGTTATTACCCGCACAGGGGTGGAGCACGCGGGGCTGGCCAACAATGTGCCGGCTGCAGCCAAGAGCTTCCACTCCCAGGGAGAACTGGCACCGTGGGTGGCCGCGACCCGGCTGTTCGCGCTGGAAGACATGGAGCCCCTGGCTTTCGGGTTCCTCGCCGCAGGGTTCGCCGCCCCACTGATGCGCTTTACTGGCTTCGAGGGCGCCATGGTATCGCTGTTGGGCGACAGCGGGGCGGGTAAGTCTATGGCCATCAAGTGGGGTCTGTCGGTGTACGGGGAGCACAACAAAACGATCATGCTCGAAAAGGACACCGACAACGGGCTGATCAGTCGCCTCGGTGTGTACAACTCCCTCCCTATGGTGATCGATGAGATGACCAACATCGAAGGGATGGCCCTGTCCGACATCGTGTACCGGATCACACAGGGTCGTGACAAGGTGCGACTGAACCAGAACGCCAAGGAAAAGGAGAACCTGAATTATTGGCAGACGTTGGCCGTGGTAGCTTGTAACGTCCCCGGTGTAATCGAGAAACTGACCCACGCAAAAGTTGATGCGTCGGCGGAGATTAACCGGGTGTTTGAGTACCCGGTTGCGGAGCACCCAAGGATGTCACAGCCGCTGGCCACACGCTTGTACAATGTGTTCTCAGCTAACTATGGTCATGCCGGGGAAATTTACATTAAGTACCTTGTCGCTACGCAGGACGTACACGCTGCCAAGATCAACACGTTGATTGAACATATCCAGCGCAAGGTTGAGAGCAAGCAGTCAGAGCGGTACTGGGTAGCAGCGATCGCCGCGGTCATCTATGGGGGGTTGCTGGCGCGGCAACTGAACCTGATCGAGTTCGATGTGGCGCCAGTACTGGCGTGGGCCTGTGACCAGTTACTGGCCATGCGTGATGTGAAGGGCGACCAGACCCGCAACAGCGACGCCACCGCCATCCTCGCGGAGTTCATCGACGCGCACTCCAACGGGCGGATCGTGGTGGACATCCAGGGCAAGAGCAATGCAAACAAACTCACGGTCATTGTGAAGGAACCGCGTGCGCCGTTGTGTATGCGCCAGGAACTGGGTGACGGGGACGTGGACTTGTTATACATATCTCGCCGCACGTTAACCGACTGGCTGGGTAAGAAGGGTATCAGCTACTCTGCTTTCAAGCGGGTGATGGTGCACGACGGGATACTGGTCAACGATAACCGTCGCAAGAACATGGGTGCGGGTACGGAGTACACCGGTGCACCCACCCCCTGCTGGACTATCCGCCTGGACAGCGCCGCGCTCAAGGAAAGCGGGATACGGAAGTCACTGTTGCAGGAAGTGCACGGGGAGTTGGCGGGTTAGCGGTTAGCCCCCCGATAGTTCGCCCGCTTCATATCACTGAGCGCTTGCGCGCGAGTGCGTGTAGGGCAGAACCGCGCTTCTGCATTGTCCCCAGCCTCCACCGTACAGATCCTGCCTCCGTTGCGTAGGTAGGCTTCTGTCTGCTCCCTGATCTGCAGACTCAAGTCACCCCGCGGGGGTAAGTTTGCTACAATCTCCCACTCATCCACCATTGCCTGCCTCCTGTTGCCCATTATATTGTTGCTGGATCTGTCGGTAGCGTTCGGTCTGGATACCCAGTGATTGCTTCAGGTGTCGGTTGGCATAGGCTTGCAGGTCGCTCTTGCCGATGGCGAACGCGGCCTGTGACTGGTTGAACGCATAGATCGCGTCGATCGCTTCGTCGGCGCCGCTGTCGTCACCTTCGTCCCGGGCCTTCATAAAGTCATTAATCAGCTTCGAGCGACGCAGGGACAATACCGTGTTGCGGTCAAGGATGGCGCGGTTCTCCTCGCGGATGTTACTGAGCCGTGTAGGTTGCAGCCCCGCAAACATCAGCGCGTAGTCGGCCAGGGTGACATCCTCAGCGGGCAACAGCACCGTCTTGTCACTGCTGCGCACCCCGTTCTGTGCCACGTCGATCGCCTTCGCCCAGTCACGGAACAGGGCGGGTAACAGCTTCTTGTTGGCCTCTAGGATCTCCCCTTTCTGCAGGAGCTCACCCCCCTGTATCAGGTTGCTGAAGTTGGTCCACGACGGCCCGAGCATCTGCGCCGCCACCCACTCAGTGTAGCGGTTGCCGGTCATACCCTCGGGTGCGTCGAGCACACTGGACTGGAACACGGAAGCAAGCATCGTGCGCTTGGCAATGTCCACGCCCAGTGCCTTGGGTACACCCCCCTGCACCAGCAGTGTGTTGGCCAGATCACCCCCTTCCCCGAACTGCTGCAGGAACAACTCCGCTTCGTGCGCCGCATCGAAGGGCTCGTCCGGGTTGACCAGGTTCATCAACATATTGGCAAGGCTCACCCCCGCCCACCCCAGCGGTGTACCCAGCGCGCCGGCGTACAGCCCCGTGGTGAACATCTGGTAGCCCAGTACCCGGCGTGCCTCCGCCTTCTCAGCCGCACTCACGTTGCCCGACAGGAACGCCTTGTTGAACTCGGTGACCATGAAGCCCAGTGAGTGGAAGCGGAAGGACTGGATCTGCGTCAGTACCTTCATAAAGTTGCCGGCCTGTATCGGCTGGCGGTTGGCACGGGAGTAGTCGTACTGCGTGCGCAGGGCCAGGTCCTCTGCATCCCGGATCGACTCCATGTACCCCCGGCCGTTCTCCCGGTTGATACGCAGGGTACCCAGTATCGCCACACGTCGGTTGCTGAACTCGGAGTGGCGCATCACGCTGCCCATGATGTCCAGCGCCCGGTTCATTACATGCCCGGCATCCGTACGGGCGATACCCATGTTATCGTTGGCGCCCTGCTGCAGGTCGTGGGAGCGGGTGATGTCGAGCGTGCCCCGGTCTGCCACGATCCGCATGGCCAGCAGTTCCTGCGTATCCTTGGGCAACCTGTCAATGCGCTCGTTGAGTTCCGCGTCTGACAGGATGTTATCCCACATGCGCTTGTTGGGGTACTGCTCGAAGCTATCCGGGGTCACTTTCTGGAACAACTCCGCGGTCAGCTTGTCCATCTCCGCACTCTGGATATGCTCCTTACTCAGCTTGCCCGTGGTGAGGGTGCGGATAGCCTTACCCATGTGCTCTGCCGCGCGGGTAAAGCCCACGTCAGCACGGGCACCCATACTCGGGAGCCAGAACATGGGGATCTGTGAAGTCTGCACGACGTACTGGGACGGTGAGGTCAGCATCTGGAAGAACGTGTACTTACCCAGTGCCTGGGCTACCCGGTGCGTGGAGGTGGTGCGCATGATGTTCTCACGCTGCACCACGGAGTTGTAGACAATACCCGCGCGGGTTGCATCGAAACCATCGGGTTGGTTCGCCCCGGGCAGGTTCATCTCGTTAAGGAACTTGCGCATGTCACGAATGACACCGCCCTTACGCAGGCCGTACCGTAGCGTGCCCAGTGTGCGCGCGTGCTTCATCATGTAGGCAGCGTAGGCCCGGTCGAAATCCTGACTGAAGCCCTCCGTCCCGTCGCGGTGCATCTGGTGTTTCAGGATGGACGCTTCCGGCTGCTGCTCGTAGTAGAACTGGCGGGTGATGTCGAGCACGTGCTTGATGTGCTCCTGTGTGGCGTTCATCGTCTCCGCGTCGGTCGTCGGGTCCAGTCCCCCCAGCAGCTTCTGTGTCAGGGCTTTCTCGAAGTCAGTGATGAACCCAGCGTTGCCCACGCCCTGTGTCTGCGCCAGGTACTCGGGCATGGTAAAGTCTTTGGCGATTAGCCCCTTGCGCTCTTGTGCGGCCTTGAACGCTTCAGCGCCCATGGGTGTCTCGAAGTGGTGACGGGCGACGCGCTGGGGTGTACCGGTCTCGTCATTCTCATAGGTGACAACCACGTAGTCCCCGAAGCGGGACAGTGGCACGTAGTCACCCTTGACCATTTTCTTCATGGCGGTGACGTTCTCAAGCGCTTGCGTGCGTGACTCACCGGGCTCCATGGTATCGAGGATATTTGCTTTGAGCGCCTGTACCATACTGGTGAACATGGTGTGCATGGAGTTGGGCCGGCCCGGGCGCACGGTGTCGATGTACGCTTGCCGGGCGTCAGTACCCATCTTGTTCCACAGGGCGTTCATCTCCTGCACGTTCTGTGCAAGCCCGCCGTACCGTGCCAGGTTACCTGACTCCTCCCACTGCTTGGTTTTCCACGGTTGCTTGACAACGTCTTCGCCGGCAACGAACCCCCGCGTGGTGGCGAAGGCCATGACCTTGTGTGTGAGGTCCCGCTGCTGCTTGGACAGGGCGCGCAGGTCCGTGTAGGCTTTGTCGGCGCCGACCATCTTCCCATCGACGAAGGCTGACATCTCCCGGTCGATGTTGACGTAGCTTTCCAGCCAGTTGACTGGCCCGTCTTTGAACATATGCTTGAAGTTGCGCATCATGTCATGTCGACTGGTCACCTTGAGTGTCGCAGGAAGCGCCCACGTCGCCAGTGATTTCAGGGACAGTCCCGGGTTCTGTAGGTTGGCGATCGCTTTAGGAAAACCAGGGTCTTTAATCTCAGCGATGTGCTCGTTAAGGATATTTGCGTCGTTCGGGTCGAAGGTGCCACGGTTGCCAGTGGCGGATTTTATTTGTTCGGGGGCAAAGGCTATATAACTCTCACTTTCGCCGCTGTAGATAGCACCACCTACAACACGCTGCCCAATGCGTGAATTATAAATCACCCCATCGTACCCAGCTTCCTGTAATAGTTTTTGCGCGCGCTGCGGTGACGTAGCGTCTACGGCATTTTGCATGAACACACCACGTACGCCATCTTCATTTCTAGGGTATGGGAAAGACTTACCGGCTAGTTTCTGTGCAAGGGCAAACTCTGGTGACCCTTCATAGTAAATTTCGTTGGCACGTAGCGGGTTTTCCAACGACAAGTAGGTAGCATATACCTGTGGTTGTTTACCCTTCCTTGCAACAGCGTCGTCTTCTGCGTATCGACGCGCAAAGTCCTCATCTTTTGAGAAATGTATCCCGAAACCAAGTTGTTCACCTTTGCGGAACTTTCCTACGAACTCATTAAAACCACCGGAACGTGTCCCATGATAAACCACCAACGGCTCACCATTCTCGTCCACTACCTTGGAGTCACCGAACCAGCGTTGGAACTCAGGGGTTTGTGTTTGGTCGACAGGCTCATTGATACTACTCACTGGCTCCCTGAATCGTCCCGTTCTGACAGTGCTCTCGAACGGACGTGCTTTACCACCGACAATTTTCCGTCCCTCGTGATCCATGACTGCTGTGAAACCCTGGCCCAGCCATGTCAATCCTTCAGTAGATGCGCCCTCGGGTATCACGATCGACAGGTTACTGTCACTACCAAAGGCACGCCCCATGCGCCGCAGTGCAGCCATGGCCACCTTCTGGCGTTTCTTGGACCCCTTCGCCCACACCACCATATCCATTGGCATGGACGTGAGTGCGGATACCTTACCGTCTGCTGTTGAGAACACAACCACCGCACGGTCGCGCTGGTTCAGTGTCTTGGCGACGTTGGCAATGTCGGCATAACTGCGGATGTCCTTACCCAGTAAGTCGTGGGGTACCTCGGGGTTACTCTTGAAGTCGGTTGCGTTGAAATCGCGCTTGTGCGTTTTCGCAGAACCGCTGCGATCTATCACCGAGTATTCGTTGTGGTCGATAACCACGTGCCCTTTGAACCCGGGGACGTTCGTTGCCCACTCCCTGGTCATGGACTTGTCGGCACCACTGGGCTTGGACGCTCCGTTGGGGTGGTTGTGCAACATGTAGAACCCTGACGCACCAGAGTCCCGTAGTGTGTCTGCAATGCTCTGGACGGACCCCCTGAACTTCACACTGGTAGGCAAACGTGAGGACACAGCAGTTTCCGTTACGACCTTACCACTGTCATCGACAAACACCGCACGCAGTGTCTCAAAGCGCGGGTCACGGTACACCTGCGCCAGCGCAGCGATGTCCTCGGGGGTGCTAGCCGTCTGCCCTATGAGTTGGTTGGGTTTTCCGGCAACGAAGTCTTTGTAGATCGCCGCACCGAGAAGTGAGATATTGCCTCCCTCTTTTCCACCGGCTCGCCGGCTGCGTTCATAACGAGCTGTGAGTTGTCGGAGTAAGTCAGCAAGCGCCGACCGCCCGAGAGCTTTTTGCTGTGCTTTGGAATCAGGTCGGGATTCAGTGTTGTCATAAGGGTCCACCTTCGATAGGTCGTCCAACTCTTTTAGTGTAGCAGGTTCTACTGGAGCAAGGTCACCACCAAAGCTAGGTTTCTTACCTCGATCCATGCGATACCGAGATCCGTCTGCTCGTTCGTATAGAGGTTCACCTGCAGCGTTCTGCCCCACCGGGGTATCTTTCGCTGGCTCAATCGTTTCTCGGGACGCCTGCAATTCAGCGTGTTTACGTATCGCTTCGGCCTTCGCTTCCGCACGGGACATGAGGGGCAACCCATCACGCCCATCACGCACTTTCACCTCCACCGTTTTCCCGTCCACCTCGAAGCGGGCGAAGCGGTTGCCTCCGGTGACACCGTACTCCTTGATAAACTTGGCCTTGGGTGTCGTTGCTCCCGGTGCTGGGGTAGCCACAGGTGCCACGGACTCTGGTGTTGCCGGTGGGGGTGTGAGAACGGGTGTGTTTTCCGGTGTGTTTTCCGGTGTGTTTTCCGGTGTGTTTTCCGGTGCGACGGAAGTGGGCACTACAGGTAACGACGCCAGCGGGTCCACCCCGGGGATCTCCTGCACCGGTGGCGCCACGGCCGGTACACTGGCCAGCGGGTCAGCCCCAGGCAAGGTACTATCACTGCGGGCAATGCGCGCGGCCATCTCCTGGCTCGCCGGGTTGGGACTCAGTTGCACGGCGGTCCTGGCATCCAGCTCCGCCGTACGCTTGCGCAGTGCTTCACTCGCCGGGTTGGGCTGGTCGACCGCCCCACTCAGGGTGTTGTCGAGGGCCACCTTCGTAGCAGGGGTTGGCTGGTCGGCCACGGCCTGCTGGTCCGCGGTGATCAGCGCCGGCAGTGTTTCACGTGGAACGACTACCCGGGTCTGGTCCGGCTCTTCGACAACGACTTGCCCCTCGGGTGTCGTCCCGACAACCCGGCGCGCGCCGGTCGGTGTTGCCCACGTGATCGGCTCACCTGGCAGCGGGATGACCGTGGCGTCAGCGGCCTGTGCTGCGGGAGTCGCTGGGTCCGGTGCGGGCGCAAGGTCAGTTATTGACGCTTGCTGTGCAGGTAGTGGTGACGGTACCTGCTGCCCTTGCACATATAACTCGCCATCAGGTTGCGCAGGAGCTACAGGCGGCGCATCCTGTGCAGGAACACCTGCCGCTTGCGCGGTGTCTTGTTGCGCAGGAGAGACGCCCACTGGCTCCTGCGCAGGTTGTGAGTTAATACCCAGCTCGTCGGCCAGGGCGGCGTCGGTGGGACTTGCAGGTGCGACTGGTGGCGCTTCCGGTTGCGGCGCCGCTGCTTGGGGTGTGGGCTGCGGGGCAACCTGCGGGATGTCCTGCCCAGGATCTGCGGCCTGCACACCGGGGTCGCTGGCCAGTGGACGGGGGGTGTGTTCCACCGCGCCGATACCCCCGGCGAACGGTACGCTGACCAGTGCACCAAGGATGGCGGAGTTGATTCTGCGCATCGTCGCGTCGTGGCCATAAATGTCGTACGTGGGGTCCATCTCTGCACGTGCGCGGATGAGCGTGTCTTCCTGCGCAGCTTCCGTCGCACCCTGCCATGGGGCGTTCACACCGATCGCGGCGAGGGCGCTACTCAGGCGCGTTGCCGGATTGAGTCCCAGTGCTTTAAGTATTCCCCCCGTGCGCAGTGTAGCGTAGTCGGCCAGTGTCTCAATCGCTGCGTTCTTGACGCCCACCTTCAGTGCAGCGCCCATGTCGTCCACGCCGACCTGTCGTTGCTCCGACCGGGCTTCCCCGAACATCTGCGGAACGTTCACTCCTGCGGCGCCAGCCACTCCACCAACAACGCTACCCACAGCCGCCCCCCGTGAGCCTGCCAAGCGCGCCCCGAGCCCCCCCAGGGTCTTGGCACCGGCGTAGCCAGCCGCGGCCATACTGGCCAACTGGGGGACTTGCTGGGCGACGGCAAACTGGGCGAGGTCTACCACATCCCCGGCCGACCGTACGTCGGTAGGCTGTGTGACGCGCCCCTCGGAGGCTGCTTGCTGTGTGGCTTGCCCCTCGGCTACCTTGCGTTCACCGAACGCCTCCAGCGCCTTGGAGCCCAGTACACGGCCCAGCCCTACTGCTGTCTCGCCACCACCGGTATCGAACAACTGACTGGCACCGGTGCGCAGGCCAGCCATGACATCACCCTGCGCGGGCGCAGTAGCGGGTGCCGCGACGGTAGGCGACGCGTTGATACGTGCGAAGCCCTGCTTCTCGTAGTCACTCAGTTGGCGATCGAGAGCCATAGGTTACCCCTGCGCGGAGGTTTTCCCCACACTGAGTCCTGCCAGCACCCAGTCCAGAAACGGTGTGTTAGGGTCAACCTGGTTGTTCTGTATACCGTTTTGGTACAACTGTCGGTATTGATCCATCTTGTCCGTGGGGATCTGCACGGGGACACCCTGCTTGTTGGCCCCCACCCACATATCCGGTGTCTTCCTGAGTGGGTCACCCGGTATGAGCTTGAGTCCTTCCTGCAGGTTGTTCGCGTCAGCCGCTTTGCGCTGATCACGACGGTCTGCCCCGTCCTGACGCAATCGCTCCGCGATCACTGTCGGCGTACTCAGTGGATCTATAACGCCCTTCGTCGCTGCTGTGTCTTTGCCCTCCAGTTGTAGACTGGCAAGTTGCGTCTGTAAACCACGACGGTATCCGGGGTCACCCAACGCACGTGGCCCCGTCAAGGCAGTCCTGATCCGGTCTATGGAGGCGTTACGTGAAACATTCTGCAGGCGGGCATTCACAGCCTGTCGTGAGGCAGCTTCCTTGGCAAGGAACGCCTCGTGCCGTGCTGTGTTTGCGTCAAACGCTGCCTTATCGGGTGACGCGATTGTGTTTACCTGTGCGCTGGGATTCGCCGGCAACACGCGTCCGTCTGCAGTACGGATCGTATTTACAGCAGCCGGTGCCACATCGTTGTCAGAGGTACGGTAGCTACCCCCCGGTACGACTGGCGCCAAGTCACTAGGAGTCACTGAGGTAGTAGGTGGCGAACTGTCAGTACCTGCTATTAGGTCGGACAAAGTAGTCCCCACGATAGCGCCCCTGTCATTCCCGGTGACCAACGGCGCAACAGCTTCGTTTCCCCGCAGCCTGTTTAGTAAGTTCGCTGCCCCAGCAGCAGCCTCAACACCGTAGCCAACACCGGGGTCTGCCGCAGGAGCCAGGCCGCGCTGTTCACGTGCTCCGTTGGGGTCAAACCCCGCACGTACTGCACCCAACACCCGATCCAGCCCTTGGTCAGGTACCATTTCGCCAGTAACGGGGTCTATTTTTTCTGCCGGGTTAAAAAACGCCGCCCCAACCCGGCTTGCCCCGCCAAGGAGCCCACCGAAGGCTTGGTCTATAACGTCCGCCCCGACCATGGCGTTACCTCCTACGGTCTTGTCAGTGGCTAACGGCGCCCCACCGATGTCAAAACCGAAGTTTTGCGCCGCCTGAATCTGCCGGTCTTTGTTGTCACCGTAGATACCCCCAGCCGTAAGGGCTGCAAGCCCCGCTGCTGCTTTTACTTTAGGTGTTACGAGGGCCAAAGCCGGTGTAGCCAAACGACGAAGTAACCCCGGTTTTCCCGCTGCAGTTTGTGTCGCAGCAACTTCAGGCGCCACAGTAGCAACTTCAGGCGCCACAGTTGCACCACCCACAGGTACCGCTGTACGCCCGTACCCAAACCGCTGACGCAAACTATCGAAGAACCCACGCCCTGTTGTGTCGTTGACGCTGATACCCGGCTCAGTAAAAACCGTACCCTTCGGTGCCGTGGCCCCGCCAGGTACCTCATAGCGAGGGATACGGGGAGGTTGCTCACTGGGTAACCCTGAAGGATTTAGGGAACCACCGAACTGGCGATTCAACCCTGCATTACTGCGGTTAATCCGCGCCTGCATCTCCACACTCGCCGGGTTAGGTGACAACTGCGCGCGCGTGCGGGCATCCACCTCCTGCATCCGCGCGCGTATCTCATCTGCTGTTGGCATAGCCTACCCCCATTAAACTGGTTGTACGGTCTTGTCCGCACTGTAACTGGAACTCCAGGTGCTGCCAGAGGACAGGGAGTTACTGATACCAGCACTGACGTTGATTGCAGACATGGCCGAAGCGGCCAGTTGCGACAAAGTACGTGCCGCAGTGTTGATGGCTTCCAGTCCCATCTGTGTGGCGTGCTGCATCTGCGCAATACTCTGGTCGCCCACCTTGAGCCGACCGGCGAGCTTGGCGCGCTCTGACTCCAGTACCAGCTCCACGTTGCGTGACTCACCCTGTATCCGAGCAGACTCCGCCCCCAGCTCCGCAGTATACCCTGCAACGCGAGCCCTAAAGACCTCTGTCAATGCCTGCAGTCGGCTGAGTTGGGCAGTGACCTGAGTATTCCACGCCTGCACCTGGGTTTCATAACGCTTGTTGCGTGAGTCGTTGTCTCGGTTGCGTGCGTCGATCTTGGCTACCTCCACGGTAGCCTCGGCGCTATATGCCTCGATGACCGAAGCAAACCCCCTCACCTGCGATTCGTAAATCTTCGCCCGGTTCTCCTGCCCAGCCAACTGCGCCGTGTAGATGTCAACCTTGACCTTCTCTCCTTCGAGGGAGGTTTTATAGGCTTCGATCCGCCCCTTGTACAACTCCACGCGGGACTTCTGTGTTTCGATTTGCAGGTTAGCCGCTTCCACCCGCGACTTGAATATCTGCACCTGCGTATCCACCGCCTGCAACTGGGCCAGGTATATTTTCACTCGCTGGTCATTGATGTCGTTCTGGACACGCAGCGCTTCCAACTCTGACTTGTACACATCCAGCCGCGCCAGTTCTATCTGCAAGCGTGCTTTGAAGGCGTCGATGTCCGCTGCGTAAATCTGCAGGTTGATACGGAAAATCTCCACCCGCGCGTCGAAGATCGCCTTGGCTACGTCAAACGCCCGGTCGGCCATGGTACGGCCGGCGTCGTGCATACGCAGGTACTGGTCGAACAACTGACCTTGCAGAGCAATGCCTTTCTCGACAGCAAAGCGCAGGTTGTCGATCTCCTGCTTGTAGAACTCAATAGTCAGGTCACGGTTGACCTGGCTATAGCTGTCACGATTCTTCTGGCGGATTTCCTGCACCCGGGCCAGCAGTGTTGCACCCGGGAGAGAGAAGCCCCGTGCCGCCCACTCATCGTAGGACTGCACCACGGCCTGTTGTGAGGTGATCTGGTCACGGCTGATACCCCGGTCAAACAGTGCCTGCTCAATCGGCGCCGGCAAACCCGAACCCCCGTCAAGCATCAGGCCAAGGCGGGTCAGCGCCTTGTCGTTGTTCCCGGTGCGTAAGTTGAACTCGTCCTGCGCTGTATGGAACGCATCGTCTACCGACGTGAAAATCGCCGCGCGCGACTCGTTGGCGTTGCGCACGTAGTCGTTGTTGTACAGCTCGCTAGTGGGGTCCTGGAACTCCGGACGCACGAGGGTGAACGCCTCGAAGTCGACAACTGGGGCGGACGGTAGGTTCAACGCATCCAGCAGGGGCACATCAGGCAGCAGGTACACCCCTGCTTCAGGAGTAGTAATCTCGTCCAGTACGGGCGCGGAACTGTCAAAGGTGATTGGCGTCAGCTCTGGTGACGTAATGGTGTCTAAACTGGGCGCAGCAGGCACCGTGGAGTTCGGCGCCGAAAGTGAGTTCAGCGCGCTAAACGAGGGTTCCGTGATACTGGGTACGGCGGGCATTGCGCTCAGATCCACACCGCTTGGCTCGTAGACCGGCGCTGTGGGTGCTACAAACGGAGTAAACTGTATCTCCGTGCTGAAGTCCACCTCCACCTCGGGCAGTGGGTCAATGGTGAAGTTTTCCAGGTCGCTGACAAAGGTGAGCGCTTCGTTGGTAAAGAGCGCCGCCTGGTCAACGAACCAGGAAAACTGTGTCTCCACCGCCTGCGACGCAGGGGGCAGGAACAGGGGATTCCATCCGAGAGTTTCCTGTGCCATGTTACGTCCTCCTGCTCAGATAGACCGGGTACAACTCCAGCTTGTCTATCTCGAAATCCGCCCCGTCGACATTGGCCAGTTCAAATTGCCAGTACCGGGACCGGATGCCCCTACCCAACTGTATCACCTGCTCCCTCGGTGCATTGGCTGTCCTCTGGGTTGCTGTGAACCAGTGTTCACGCAGCTCACCCCCGCTGACCGCCCGCACCCGCAAGACCATCGTACCATCACTGGTGTACCCGATGTAAGCAGTGGGCACACGTTTCATGTGGGTAGAATTGAAGTCTGTCATCATGGTCAGGACGGAGGCGTCGATGGGGTCCCCGTCATCGTCAGCCCCCTCTAGCAGGAACAACCCGTCCTCGGAGGCCCCCAGGTACTGACCGTCCAGTTCACAGAAGGAGTTGAACGGGTAATTGGTATATTCGCTGATTGCCTTGTCACCCTCAGTGTTCATTACCCACCCGGTGAAGGCTTCGTCAGCCAGTTTGAACGATATAATCGCGCCCGTAACTTCCGCAACGTTCGCCAGGTAGTGGGCCAATACCTCACTGGCGTCACTGATCTGGGTAGTGACGTTCTCCATGACAACAATGGACAGGACGTTACCCACTGCATCCTCAGTTAACAAAGCCTCAGCCAGTAGAGCCAGGTACTTGAATACCTCAGCCGTGGTATCCGCAGTAGATAGTTCTTCGCTGGCCGAAGCGGACCCCGCGCCGCGCAGCGCATCAGTCGATTGCAGCGCCTCGTTCAACAAGGCGATCGCTTCCACGAAGGTCTGTACCTGCCCGGACAGAAGCAGTTGCTCTACCACGTGCATCGCGTGCTGGAACGCCATCGCGTCAGCCGCGGTTACTTCGTCGCTCACACCGAGTATGAAGGCAATACGCTCCGCCGTTCGCAGAAGTATGTTCTCAGCTATCTCAGCCTGCGGGTTGTAAAATGTCTTTGTCGCGGTAACGGCCTGCAGGCGGTTGATGATGTGCACAGCAAGAGCCCACCCCATGGTGGATGACGCACGTACTACTTCCGATATGTCGGCTGAAACTGAGTTATCCACGTCCCCCGAAGCATTGAACGTCAAAAATATCTGGAAGTAGTTTGTGGCGTTATAGGTCACTACGCCATTAGCATCGAAGGGCAGCAAGCCGTACCCGATGCCCGTAGGAACTACGTCAGTATCGCCCTCGACAAACCCGAAACTCGTAAACGGGAGTTGCGCAAAACCTCCAGCAGTAATAACCGGGTCCCCCGCCGCAGAGCACGTACCAAACGCGCTGAATGGTAGCTGCCCGGAACTCCCAGCGGTGACAACCAGCCCGCCTGCTGCGGAGCACGTTCCGAAAGAAGTAAACGGTAGCTGGGCGAAATCTCCAGCGCGTATGTTACTGTTCTTTTTGCTCCCCATCCCGAGAGCCGCGAAGGGCAGCTCGCCATCACAGCCCGCGTTGTGTTCGTGGGCGATACCGTAGGACGTGAAACCCAGTGGTACGATGCCACCAGATAATGTCAGGTAGATACCGCCACTGTCGCCGTGTGCCTCGAAAGGGAGCTGGCCAATACCAATGGCCGTCAACGGAATGTCTGCACCCAGCGACGTGAACGGCAGAACACCCTCCCCGGACGTAGGGTGTGTAACAGTGCCCAGCGATGTAAACGGTAGATCACCTGCACCAAAGCTGGTGACGCCGCCGCCTACACCCAGTGACATGAGCGGTAGCTGCCCCACCCCCTGCGCCGAATTGGGGTCAGGTGTGCCCTCCACACCGGGGTACCACAACTCCCCCGCTACTTCGTTTATAATGGAGTCGCCCGTAGCGTACAGCGACGCGTCCAGGAACACGGTGTAATATGACGGGGCCGCGCTGGCGTAGATAACCTCACCCGGCAGGGGATATTCCGGGTAAAGCGGCGCAGTAAAGTAGTCAGTAGGGGCTGCGTCGTACGGGCGCATACAGTACAGCACCGCCGTACCAATACGCACGACATAGAACCGAGTCCCCTCGACATACGCTATGGCAGACGGCCCACGAGGGATACCCCGCTCCATAACCCGTACCGTGCCGCGCGCGAAGTACAACCCGTGGTCAATGTCAGTGTAGTGTTCCGATACGTCGCTGTCGTTGAAACCTACTACAACGCCCACTGAGGCACGTGGGACTTCCCACCCGAAGAAGCAGTTACCAGTGAACTCAGCAGTACTGTGCGCCGCACCTGTCCACGCGGGGGCGTCTGTTGTGATTGTCCCGTAGATTGGCCTGTTTACGCACGTCATGGGGGCAGTTCCCGGGTGTGCCGGAAGTCTTCCCAAAAGTCACTGTACTCACCCGGTGGTTCAGGGTCGCCACACGAGGGCCACGTTTCGTCAAATGTAGGACCGACGTGACGGGCTTCCGTGGTGACACGTACAGCGGTAAGGAAAAAGGGATAGGTCGCCATTATCCAGGGATCGCATAGTTAGTGCCGAGTTCGGCATACGTTGGGGCGGGGAAATCTGTGCCCGCGTAAACAGGCCCATCTTTCTCCTCCGGTGTGTACCACGTATCGTTCACGCGCACGCGGTAAATCACGTCAGTGGTCATCCCGTCACGTACTTTTGACACCGCAACCTGCATGATTTCACCATCTGCAACGGGGCGCGGGGCGGCGAGCTTGAAATAGAAACCCGTTCCGTAGTCATAGTCGTGGGTACCACTATCGTAGACAATCCCGAAAGCTGTAATTACTATAGATGCCTGCCATATACCGGAAATGAGTGTGTACCCCGCAGATATAGTCAACTCCCACTCAGTGTACCAGTCGTAATCAGCGTAGTTTTCCACGAACACTCTGGCCCCTACTTTAAACAGGGGCAGTTGACGCAGGTAATCAGGATCTAGGGCAGAAAAACCATCAGGTGTTGCAAACTCCAACTCCACTGTCATGTCGTTGGTGTAGGGGAGAATGTCGAAATCCGCGAGGCTTCCCCCCAACTCAACATCTGCCACACCATCTATGACGAGAGACTCCATAACAATACCCAGGTCAGTCGTCAGCGCTTCCGGGTCTTCCCCGATCAGTACTCCGTTATTCAATGTCACCGAATGACGTTCGGCGTAATCGGGTACAACATCACTACCGTCCGGTGAAAGGCACCGGATGTCGAGAACTACGGATTCTGCAAAAGGGTCAGCCATCAGGGCACCGGGCACGTAATAGGGTCCATCGTGAACGTACCGTCACACCACGTCATTATCCGCCAGCATCCCGTAGGGGATATGCTGGTACCTGCGCTGTTGTGGACAATATCAACGTACACAGTACAGGGTGCCGGGGGTGCGGGGGGTGGCGATCCCGGCGTCGGAGGGCGGGGAACCCGTGGAGGGGGCGTCGGGACAATCGGGGGCGCTGGCTGCTCTACGCAAACATAACCAATAATCCCGATTTCCTCGACTTCGTTCGTCGTCTTTTCAAGCATCCCGGCATTACAAGTTAGGGATGGCGACGGAGTAATAGTCGATAGTGTAGGTCGTACCACTGACAAACGACGTGGAGGCCACGAACATATCCGCGCCTGCACCGCCGACGGTGCCTTGGATACGCATCTCACTAGGGGACGAAGCACCTGAGTCACCCTGCTGTACGAACCGGTAGAACGTCGCGGTGCCTGTCGCTACTGCGTCACCTTCCCACGCCTGTGCCGGGTCTTTCGACAACGCACCACTAACGGCGGCAGTATCGAAGTCCAGCCCTGTACCGACCGTT